TGTCTCTGAAACAATGATGAAACCATACTCGTTAGGACCACCTGAACTACAAGAAGTAGATGGTGAAAGTGTCAATGAAGATAATACAGAAAATGATACCAAAGACGACGACGAAGAAGACAATGACGATGAAGATACAAAACCAAAGTCAGAAGTTATACCAGACGAAAGTGAGGATAAGACCCAAGAAAAGGATGGTGTTGATGCGAAGAAGACGTTTATGTCTCCAGAACTTCATAAGATGCTTTTCGACGAAGCAAACGATCAGAAATCGTTAATTATGAATATTGAAGAAGAAACAATAGAAATGTCGAAGATGTACCGAGAGGGATACATGGAAAAATTAAATGGCACTTGGATTGAGAATTTTATGCATAATAATCAGTACGGTATCGTTGATAATGAAGGCGATGGTGATTGTTTCTTTGCTGTAATTCGAGACGCATTTGAGAGTATTGGAAAAAACACAACGGTGGGAAAACTTCGGAAAGCATTATCCGAAGAAGTTACCGAAGAACTATATAATAACTATAAGGAACAATATTTGATGTTTGTGAATGCTGTAAAAGAAAACAAAAACAAGATGAACGAGTTAAAAGCTGAAACGAAACAAATGAAAGATAAGTATAAATTAACAAACGACAGAAAGCAACAGAAAGAACTAGGTGATAAGTTGAAGTCCAATATTAACTCATATCAGCGTCTCAAGGACGAAACTGAAGTGAGTAATGAATTGATGAAGGAATTTATCTTCATGAAAAAGGCGAAAAATATCGACCAATTCAAAAAGATTATTCAATCTTGTGAATTTTGGGGTGAAACATGGGCTATTTCTACAATGGAACGTATCTTGAATGTGAAATTCATTCTTCTTTCTAGTGAAGCATATGAAACAGAAGATAAAGATAATGTGGTACACTGTGGTCAATTGAATGATAATATTCTCGAAACACATGGTTCATTCACACCAGACTTCTATATCATTGTGGATTATAATGGCATTCACTACAAACTAATCACTTACAAGGATAAATACATGTTCAGGTTCCCAGAGATTCCCTACGATTTAAGAAAATTAATATTGATGAAGTGTCTAGAGGGTAGTTCGGGTCCTTATAACATCATCGAAGATTTTCATAATATGAAGACAAATTTAAAAGAAGAGAAAGGCATCCCAACATCAAATAGTGTACAAGAGGAAATAGAGAAACTTGATTTAGGCACGGATAAAAACTACACAAACACTGTAATTTTCCAAGTATATGGACGGTCAAATGACAAGCCTTTGCCTGGTAAGGGAAATGGTGAGAAGATAGTGGATGAAGAAATTATCAAGTATTCTACACTTTCAAAACATCATAATTGGCGTAGAAAGTTATCCAATTTCTGGGTGGCTCCATTCACAATAGATGATTACACATGGAGTTCAGTTGAGCATTTTATTCAAGGCTCTAAATTCAGACATATTCCAGAAGTTTACACCAAATTTGCACTGAAGAATGAATCAATCTCGGTCGATAATAGCCAATCAAAGTTGGCTCAAGACCCACAGAATGCAAAAGAAGCTGCATCAAAGCCCAGAACATTTGGAAAACACATAACGATTGACCCAAATTTCACAAACAATACAAGTGGCTTACTGGAAACAGCATACATGGCAAAGTATCAACAACATCCCGAATTGAAACAAATTTTACTCGATACACACAATGCAAAAATAACACAATACACAAGGGCGAATGAACCAATTTCAATGGACGAGCTAATGAAGGTTAGGACTGTACTGAAGGAATAAAATGGAAATGTGTTGCAAGATTTGAATCAATTCAAAAAATAAAACCTATTTGTTCAAAAATGTTTCAATGAAATTGAATTTTATGTTTGGGTCTATATAATATTTATCAGTACCATGCACACCTAGAACAGTATCAATATTTCCTATTGATTCAATAGAAAAGTTCATACAATCTGTCCATGTAGGAAATTTGTATAAATTATTATTTCTTAATTTGTTTGTAAAAATAATATCTTCTGGTATTGTTCCATTTTTTTCTTCATGGTTCAAATTTTGACAGATTTCAACCATAACTTTTCTTTTTCTCATTGATAATCCTCCATTTACGATATATGAATCGTTGTTGAAATTGCCACATACTGCACCTATATAATCATAATTAAAATCAGATTCGATTACATCTCTTAGAAGTATACAATCAGGTTGAAATATTAAAACATATTCTTCACTGAAAGTGTTCCAAAACTTTTCATCTAATAAAATTTTATTGTAATTTGTTATATTTCTAATATCATTAATTTCAATGAAATTTAAATCTAGTTTCAAATTATGTTTTATGAAGAAGATAGTTTCACTTGACCCAAAAAAATAAAGATTACATTCTTTTATTTTAGAAAGAGCATTTTTTATAACTAATGGTAACCAAAAACTTGGTTTTGTTGCTACTATTACTGCAGCTAACTTTCTGTTTTTAACATAATTATAGTTAATATCGATGTTGTTAAATTCCATAAGATAATTTCCAAAAAAATAATCTATCATGAATATTATTATACTACATATCCATAAGTCATTTTAGATCAATACGTATTGATATTTTACGTTCTAAACCTTCAAAGGTGTAATATATTAAAGATATAGTTCGTTAATATACTATGTTTACTAGACGAACCAAGTATTTCATGAAACATTTACATGATAATTTTCATGACTTAGAACCCATCTTTCGAAAATCTCCCATGATGAAAGATGGTGAATACAAGAAAGTTATACTTCAACTTCATAAGGACATGATGGAAGCAGATGTTCACGTAAATCAATTATACGAACATGAATCTATTTCATATACACATCATACAATTCAATCCAAAAAGGACATCCCTACTCCAAAAGATGGCCTGTCAAAGATATTCATGAGTGATTCAATACATAATTGGATCACGCAACAATCATCATTTTTTATTCAATACACATGTGAGTTTATGGGGAAAAATATTAATGTTTTCTTCATATACGATGACACATGTTGGAATAAAGCATCATTTGAATACTGTAATAAATATATACGCTGGATACTCATGTGGTTCTATATTGCAAACGTATATGCAAGAAAAGAGTGCTCGCAAGAATTGAATGTCTATATATTTATGAACTCTACAGAAAAAACGTTGCCCACATCATCAATTGACCCTCTCAATGCTTCACATATGAATTCTGGATACACTACTTGCTGTACGAAAGACTCTTCAATTGTAATATTCCGCCGAGAAGAATGGTTCAAGGTGTTATTACATGAGACATTTCACAATTTTGGCCTCGATTTCTGTTCGTTGGATAACAAATCAATTGTAAAATCCTTATCTACATTCTTTTCAGTACGTTCAAAATTTGATGTATTCGAAGCGTATTGCGAATATTGGGCCATCACAATGAATACATTATTTATTGCGTACCATATTGATGAGGAGCAGAAAATTAAATCTAGATTCGTGATAAATAGATTCCACGAGCTCCTGAAGTTTGAACGTATGTTCAGTATGTTTCAAATGATTAAAATATTGAACCATATGTCTCTCGTATATGATGATGTGCTGACGCATTCGACATCGTTGAACAAAAATAAAACAAGTGAAGTGACGATAAAATACAAAGAAAGGACAAATGCATTTTCTTACTATGTTTTGAAAAATGTATTGATGTTTCATCATGCTGAATTCATGTGTTGGAATAAAACCAACAATACATCATTATTACAGTTCCAGAATAACACTCATGTTCAGGCTCGGTTTGTTACATTCATTCATAAACATTCACATGCCATGAATTTCGTGGCTGCGATTAATTTATCATCCATATTATTTCATAAAATATTAGATACACGCAAACTTAAGAAGTTATACAATACCACAAGAATGTCTGTGCTGGAAATTTAGACGATTCTCTTTGATTTTTCATGTAGCAATTCAATATCGTTTTGTAATTCTTTCAGTTTTTCACGCTGACACTCAATTGCTGTATGATATTCACTAAAAATTAGTCCTTGACGTAACGAGATACACTTTGTCTCAAAATATTTTACTTTATCATAATGCACTTTCACTGGATATGATGCAAGACGATTTACTCCCATTTGTCCTTGTTCATATACTTCGATTATCATTTCGTCGTCGTCGCAAACATTGAAGACAAATGCCTCATTGAATACAGGCGTTTTTTTGTCATATATTACATTTGTTCTTCTTTTTTCTGATCCATAATGAAGAACAACAAAAAGATCGTTATCGCTGAACCAGTCTTTCTTTTGCATTGGTTTATGTATGTTTAGTACGTCCACATAGAACATATACAGTATTATGACATTTTTGTAAACAGAAAAAATATAATTCAACTTGAATTATATTTTTACATAAAAATTATTCTAACCAATTGCGTGTGATTTCAGCATATTGAATGATATTTAAGCGGACGCACCAGCAGCAGCAACATCAGCAGCAGGCTTAGCAACCTTGGGGAAATGGGGCGACATGTATCTCTGGAGGTTGAAATAGGTGAGCTCATCAGTCTTACCAACCTTGAGAAGAGTTGCCAACTTAGCATCAGGGATGATCTTGCGTCCATTGGTCTTGTCCTGGAGACTGTTGGCACGGATATAGTTGTTGATCTCCTTGGTCACGTCAGTGCGGGCCATTGAAGTTCCCATGGGCTTACCAAGGAAGGTGGCAAGCTCAAGAGAAACTGGGGTAGGGACAGTGAATCCAGAAGGAGAACGCTTTCCCATCTTACGGGCACGCTTACTGTTCAGCTTCTTGGCAACACGGAGCTCACGAGACACAGTCTTCTGGAGAAGACGGAAATCAGACTTGAGTCCGGCAAAGTTGGTGGAGAACACCTGGAGCTTGCTGTAGAAATCGGAAAAGAGATCACCAGCAACATCCTTCTCCGCCTCAGCAACTTCGGTAGTAGGAGCAGGAGCAGCAGCAACTGGCTCAGCCTTAGGAGCAGGGGCAGGAGCAGCAGCCTTCACTGCCTTGGTTGACTTTGTAGTCGCGGGACTTGCATTCTTAGCAGCGGGCTTAGTGGTAGCGGTAGCGGTCTTCTTGGTAGGGGCCATTATACACTATCTAAAAGAATTGTGTTTAAGTATGTTTATTCCATTATATAATATAATCCATTATTTGGACACCTAATTAGATGTGAAATATATATGACATAAACTATTGGGCTAAATAACAAAAATAACGCATTTTCATAAATAAATGAAATCCTACTCATGGGTTCAATGCAAAACTTTGATATAACCATGGCAACGAAGCAGCTGCATCCACAGACACAATTGTCAATGCTCCTAAAACATAAAGTGTTCCGAGTGATTGATGTTCTTCTTCCAGCCCATTGTTCACCATAGATTCCATAATACCCAACGCTGTATTCTGTAGATATATGCTATCTTGGTTCTGATTCAAATGTATTAGTGCTAAAGCATTCCTACGTGAAGTTAGAAACGGGTTGCCATCTGGTGGACATATAGATACTTTTACAGATTGTTCAATTTGGGCACGATAATTCCATATGTCATGTAATTCGCGTATGAAGCGGACTAATGACTGCATGGGAAGGGTCAAAAACCAATCCGAACTGGTATAATTACCTAAACTATCAATATTACAAAACAAGGTTATTGCTCTTGAACGGACATCATGTTGGGGAGAACTTGTGATTTGGGATGCAGGCTCATCTGATTCGAATTGAACATCGTATTTCAATAATTTGGCATATTTTAAAAATTTATCAATGCGTAATGCGATTGCCTTCTCGTCATCAAATAATATATTTGTGTATGGGTTTTTCATATATGAAAATGAACCATCGTGAGGTGATGATAATCGTGGACGCCCTGTTCGTATTGTTGACCGAAAGTTATTCGAAGGCGTTCCTCTAGTTGAGCGATCCGTTCTAAGTTTGGATTTTATCAAGTATTCAAAAAGAGATACAACATCAAAACAATACATTTTATCTTTATCGTATATAATTATCAGACGGTGATAGGGAATATTCCTTATTTTCTCAAACGAATAAAAATCGGTGTCGTTCACACTCTCTGATAATTCGCTCATTCCCAATCCATGTAGACTGTAGAAGTTTCTTTCAAGGAAACCTCGCCATACCCCTTGAATACGTGTTGCATAATGTGAATGATTCAGAAATAAATATATACGTTGTTTCAACTGGGCTTTATTTCCAGACACTTTTAGCGTGTAATGCTTGAGAATCGTTTTCATTTGCTGTATTGAATAGTTCTGCTTATTGAATGTATCAAAATCGCGGTATAATGGGATTGAAAAATGTTCATCTGATAGTTTTCTCGACTTATATTTAGTCTTCATCTTTCTTGTGGTATTTAATTCAATTGTGTCAATATTATATTCGCCATGTGCCATATATATATGAATACAATTTATATTTTATGTGTTAATTTTCTAATTATATTTAGAAATGTACCATGTGATTAGGTGTCCATTTTTGATGAATATAAAAAAAAATTGATTTAAAGATATGCTGTATAGTTATATCATATAATATGGCAAGCAATATTGTTAAATCAAGCGACCTTAAGATGACCAACCTTACTTACACTGTCCCAAGTGTTCGTGAGAGTTCGGGTGGAAAGAGTGTTGGTGTTCTCAACAGCAAATCTCGAAAGCCACTTCAGATCTCAACCCCACTCATGCTAAGCTGGGGTATCACGGATTATGAGGGCGACCAAAAGTTCACGTTGGCTCTTCAGTTCCCTAATAACGAAAATGCAACACATGCTACCGATAAATTCCTAAAAAATATGATTGACCTTGAGAATAAGATCAAGGATGACGCTATCAAGAACTGCAAGGAGTGGTTTGGTAAGGGTAAGATGAGTGCTGAAGTGATTGATGCTCTATGGACTCCTATGCTAAAATATCCTAAGGATAAGATGACAAAGGAATTCGATATGTCTCGTGCTCCATCTGTGCGTATCAAGGTTCCTTGCTACGATGGTGTATTCAAGTCAGAGTTTTACGATGTTAATAGCAATCTCATCTTCTCCAGTGGAGGCATGAATCCCAATCCTGACTTGCACCCCAGTGATATTGTTGCAAGAGGTTCTCATGTTGGACTTATTATTACATGCGGTGGTCTTTGGTTCGCTGGCAGCAAGTTTGGTGTCACTTGGAAACTAGACCAGTGTATGGTTCAACCCAAGGAGAGTATCTCTGGCAAGTGTCATATCTTCCTTGACGATGATGAAAAGGATAAGATGAAGAGCCAAGTTGTTTCCGAAATCAACGCGAAGGAAGAAGAGACTGAAACCCTGGTGAATGACACCGATGATGAGGGCGAAGAAGAGACACAAGAAGAAACTGAGGAAGCCGGTGCCGAGGAACCTGATGCTGATGCTGTGGCTGAGGAAGAAGTTGTGCCTGAACCAGTTGCACCTACCCCGAAGAAGACAGTGAAGAGAGTTGTCAAGAAGAAGGCTCCTTCAGCTGAAGCCTAATTACCACCCTGATTGCATAGAATGATAGTAGATAGACAGTAGATAGACATATTTTACCCTAATATAATGAACTCATATTTTGAAATACTGCTTTTATAGTTAGATAAAAATAACATCCAATCGGTGTTATTTTTTTCACCCGTATTTAAAAAAAATTGATTGCTTGATACGTGTTCAATATATAACATAATTCAATAGAAATGAGTCTAAGTAGCGAACAAACAAAAGCATTTGAAAAATTCAAGCAGGGAGAAAATCTGTTTATGACTGGACCATCAGGTACAGGTAAGTCATATTTAATTAAACAAATGCACGAATACGCTATCATAAGAGGTTCAAATATACAAGTTTGTGCTATGACTGGATGTGCTGCTATGCTTCTCGAATGTAAAGCTTCTACTTTACATTCCTGGAGTGGACTCCGTCTGGGTAATGATGA